ACGAAGTTCCAAGTTCATCTCTCATATCCTGCAGCTCGTCAGCAATTTTTGACTCATCTAGTAGATGCGATGTAATAGCATTTTGCTCATCAAAGCTAATATTCCCACGAGCAGCCATGACTCGTTTAAGAGCAGCTCTTCCTTTCAGTGTTTGGAAAGTAATAATTTGTGCAACGTTATCTTTACCATACTTCTTTTTAATGTAGTCGATTATATCTTCACGCCCACACTTGGGAACGTCAATATCAATATCGGGCATAGACACCCTACCACCCGCATTACGCCCAGCATTGTAGAACCTTTCAAAGATAAGCTCGTATGGGATTGGATCAATTTTAGTTATATCCATTAGGTAGGAGACCATACATCCCGCAGCACTACCACGACCGGGCCCAGTCAAATAACCCCTAGAGTCAGCATATTTAAGAATATCTCTAACAATTAGAAAATAACTAGATAGGTTTGTTTCGGTGAAAATCTTAATCTCTTTATTGACTCTTGAGCCATAGGTGTCAAACATATCATGGCTCTTATCAACATGACCCATCTTCTCTGTCCATCCCTCACGACACAAATATCTAAGATAATCATTTGGAGACATCCCATTAGGGCAGTCAAATACAGGAGGATTGGGAGGGCCTAAAATATTATATTCGCTACACATGCTTGCAATTTGCAGTGTGGCATCTAGCTCTTTGTCAGTGTGAAATCTTTTCATATCCTCATAGCTTGGGATGTGATAATTATCAGACTCAAAGAATGCCTTAAGAGACTTTGACTTACCCTGCTTTAACTCATTCTGCACCTGCCCGATACTTTTTCTCATTGAAGTGCATAGCAGTACCCTTTGATCATGCGCGTCTTCCCTCTTGCAATAGTGTGCGTCTGGAGTTGCTACACAAGGAATCCCCGTAACCTCAGAGATTTCTCTTAATTTCTCAGCTACCTCTTTTGCTTTTTTATTAATTAAAGAATCAATTAGCTGAATTTCAATATAGAAATTTCCTTTACCAAACGCCTCTTGCATTCTCTCAGCTTGTCTTATTCCGTCATTCTTCCAGTTGGGATTATCTAACACAGTGTTTGCAAGATGAGATCCTAGATGACCACTAAATGATACTAGCTTGCTAGACTCTGAGACGCTCTCAAGGAAAGTATCGAGACCTACTCTTGGTTTGTGATAAAAGTGCTCTGGACTATTCGATTCTGAAACTAGTGAAAGTAGCTTCTTCCAGCCTTCAAGATCTTTAGCTAAGACCACCTGATGCATTAGTTTTGCATTGCTTGGATCTTTCAAAGTAGCTTCTTGTTTTGAAAGATAAAGTTCACACCCAAGTATTGGCTTAAAACCATTAGAAATTGTTTTATGAAAGTCTACTGCTCCTGAAACTGTTCCGTGATCTGTTAATGCACACGCATCTACTTCTATCTCTTCAAGACGCTTTGCTATATGTTTTGTTTGTGAGAGCCCATCTAATAGAGAGTATTCACTATGGACATGGAGTGGCACATATTTCATCTTACTAATTCCCAAATATTTTTATGTAATTCTCGTATAGGTAAATTATACATGTCAACATGCGTTTTAAAATTATTTCTTTTGTCAATTTGTCCGCTTTTCCACAGTTTTGCCATTTCCCAGTAGTCGCTTGCTCCCATAAAGCCACACAACCAAATTCTTTTCAAGCCGTAATATTTTTTAGGGTGGTCTTTGGTTGCTCTTTCAAATTCAAGGCTTATGAAGGCATATATATCCGGCTGCTGATGCTTGCTAGTCTTAGCTACAGAGACATCGTAGTGAGGTTTAGGAGAGACTGTCCTTCTCTTTGTTTTAACTTCTATTCGATGCCCATCTTCCAGCAGTAGGTCGTGATTATATTTATCGAGCCCTCTATTGTTGCTAACTATATCAGCGCCTATATGTGCAGCTAAAGCCTCTTCACCCAAATAGCCAGCGAGATTGCCAGCGCCTCTTAATATAGAATTGTTGATAGAGCCTAGGGACTTCGCTTTTAACTTAGCGCTCTCTATCATCTCTTGAGAAAAGGGTAATGATATCATACTTCACCCGGAGCTTTATACTTTCCGATCACATGATCTGAAGCCATAAGATTTTGAGTAACCCATTCTATTCCATTCTTTTCTATCATATATTTTGTTTGCTCACACTTAGTCATATACTCTCCATACTTAGATACTGCTCCAAAACGACGCTCTATTAAAGGATCAATATCCGTACCCTCAAAGGTGGTCTTGCCTGAAGAGCAGAGCTTGCGACATTTCCAGCTTTTATTAAGTTGTGGACATTCTGTATCCTTAATTAATTCATATTTTTTTCGAATCATCTCTAGAGTGATAGGTATGTCGCTATCTTGGAAGTGTATAGTAAACGCTCCTCCGTCGTTCATAAAATGTATAGTGACTAGAAAAGTATCCACATCTGGATAAAGCTTCTTAGCAGCTAGATGATACATTCTAAGCTGAATGTCCTTCTGTAGTTTTGCTGGTGTCTTTTGTTTTCCCGTCGCCCAATCCAACCTCTTACCAGTTTTCCAGTCGATAATCTCATATACATTATCTCCAACGTCTGTTATCAGGTCTATGGTACCTTTAAGAGCGAGATTACCCTTGAGCTTTGTTCCATCTGCAAGTTCGTACTCGTATTTCGCCCATTCCTCATCTATCTCAAAATCAAAATGGGGTTCGGCATCTACAACAAGTCTGTTCTTTGGATCAAACATTCCGTTGTCGTCATCGAATATTTTCCAGACCCATTTCCGACAGTGCTTCAGATCTAAAGGCTTCCAATCATGATGAGCGGTTCTAGAGGTGTAATATTCGTAGACTTTATCTATAATTTCATCGAGATATTCTGAATCATAATTAGCTGTCTCAATTTCACCAATTTCGTGGTCGTCGAATGTCTCAAAACCCTCTTGTAGAGCCTTTTTGCATAAAGCGGTTAGTTCGAGAACTTTGTGGACTATTGTTCCTTTGTCTGCTTTTTTGCCAGAAGTCCCTCTCCAGCCTAGGGTGTACTCCATATAATATTGCATAGGGCACATCCTATGACAATTAAAGGAGCTACTTCTGAAATAGACTATTGGGATTCCCATGTTATTGTCCTACTTTTTCTTGAGCCAAAGAAGGTAACACTTCTTCTAAATGCTCCAGAGAGTAATAAATTTTTTCATTTTGTTCTGGTATTGTTAGCTTGGTATTATCTATGACTGTATCGCACATAGAAAGAGCTTCATCTACTTGAGACTCGCTAGAATGATTATCTTTTCCATCATATATGTCTCTACCAAGACCAATAACATAGCCACCTTTATTTTGAATCCCTTGAACTTCGTTTACAAAACGAACATCGGAAACAAGAGCAACCTCTGAGTTGTCGGATTCAACTTTTGAAAAGAAAGAATCTAGCCATACATTGTGATTCATTTTCCTAAAGATGTCTGTTCCTACATATTGTAGAACCTCTCTAGCTGTCATCTTGCCTTTTGCATGAACCATAAGACCTAAGACACCGGCTTGTTCTTTGGTAAAGCCTTTCTTTTTTAGATCTCCGGGGCTTATAACTCCGGGCATATCTTCCCATCTAAGATTAGTCTTGCTGTTCTTATCTTTATCGCTACCGAACACTTGCTCTTCTTTTAAGCCTAGAATACTAATTGCCATCTCTTTTAGAGTATCGGCCAACGCATACACCTTGACGAAGTCTCCCAGCTCATTATCAAAAAGAGCCTGCACATCAACATAGGGCTCATCAAAACTAAAAAATTCTTTACCGCTTGGATTCTCTCCGAAGATATCGCTAACTTCAATAAATCCATCGTCTGTTATTCTAGATGCTCGACAAATTGCCAGCTCTGCCAATTTCATAGCAACTACAAAATTGCAAGCTGTATTCTTTCCACTTTGTTTCTTTCCTGCGAATCCAACTATTTGGGTCATTTTAATTCCTCGTATGAGTCATTTATTAGTATCTACAGCTGCTCTTTCCAACTGCCTATCGAATGTTGCCGATCCGTGTCAGCCTTAGGCTCTTGCATCTGGCGTCCTAGATTGCTATGGTACAAATCATATAGCATTCTGATGCTTTCTTCAAGAGATTTATTATCTGTTTGCTCTGCAACCTCGCTTACCAGCCTTTTACAGAGTTCTCTAGCAGATTTTAATTCCACATAATCGTTTACGATGTCATATATTTTTTTTGCTTCAGTTATATTGGTTGGCATTAGGACACCTCCGTCAAGTCAGGATATCTTTCTCGAAGCACTTCTAGTCGGTCAATAGCGTCTACTAAAGTATCTAGAGCCTCGTCTAAGTTCTCGTAGAAATCTCCAGTAGAGTGGTCGCCAATTCCGACAGCTTTTTCTAGTAATAATTCTAAAGACAGCTCAGCCTTTGCTTTGTCCGTGAGCGCCTTCTTGATTAAATAATCAATAGCATTTTCTTTATGTGGCATTTAAATCTCCTTATAAACGTCCATTGCTTGTTGTATAAAAGGTTTAATATCAGATGTAACACTGTCTACATTTAGATCAGCAACATCATTTGCGCTAAAATTCGGGAAGTATAGCCTATAAAGCCTACCGCAGACCTCTTCTATTTTCTCTGCAGCCTTCTTTCCTGCATCGTCATTGTCCATCAAACAAATTATAGATAGAGCGCCAGACTCATCTAATAAATGTTTTTGGTCATTGTTAAAAGCGGTTCCAAATATAGCAACGGCATTGTTAATTCCAGCTTCAGCAAGTCTCCATACATTGCCGGGAGACTCAACTAAAATTGCAACTCCGGTATCTAAAATATAATCCTTTGCCTTCCAGTAATTATACAACCACTTTTCCTTTTGGAAGCCTTTGCTGTGTAGCCATTTAGGAAAGTGTCTGCACTTTTGATTAGGATTATGATAGTTATTGCATTTGCTGCACTTTTTAAATACGCTTCTTCCAGTGCAACCGACTATATACTTATGATCATTGTCGTATATAGGCACGACAGCCCTTTGATACATCGGCTTGCCGGGAGTATCGCAGTAGCCTACATCATACTCTTCTAAAATTGAACGATCAAAGCCCCTGTCCACATAGTATTTGGCTGGGACTTCTAGCTTTCCACGATACTGATCTTGTGTTATACCAAGGCCTCTGGCCTTCTTGGAGGATATGGAGTTTACTAAACTGCCAAATTTCATTTTCTCTATGTTGACGGTTTCGCTTTTTAACTGGTCAAAGTCTTGTTTTAAGAATGAAAGTAGAAACTCTACGGCTTCAGTGAAGTTGGCTTCTTTGTCTCCTTCCTTTTCCCAATTATATTTGAACCTAGAAAGACAGCCTCTTATAAAGTGTATGAGGCTATTGCCGAATATCTCTTCGCACTGGTGTGTGCGACACTTATAATGAACTTTATAATCTCCATTATAATACATATTAAGTGCTGTTGGATTGTCGCCCCCATGAATAGGGCAGCAAGATTTTATTAGTATCTCATTCTTATATCCGGTTTTTATTCCGAAATATTCATACAGCTGATCAATATGTTGAGCCGCAAGGGAAGATAACTGCTTTAACTTTCCGTAGTCCCCATACTTATACGAATGGGATGTCTTCTGAGGCTGAGTATTCTTCTGGTTCATCTTCGTAAATATTATCCTCTAATTCAAATGCTGTTTTACCTTCAGTGATCTGAGCATAAGCTCCATTCATCATAATGTTTATGTAGTCTTTGTCTTGAAGTCCTTCCCCGTGTCTTGCAATAACAGGCACGAGTTTCCTATTCCCATTCTCAGGGCCGTCCTTTGCGATTTCTTCGTCTGACTTGTGCTTGTAAATACTAAAGTTAGAACAAAGCCAAATGATCCTGTCCGAGCCAGAGGCGGTGTCGGTGGTTTCTTTATTGATCCCATCCCTATTCAGTTGCACAAAAGAAAGAATTGGAACTTCATATCTAAGTGCAAAGTTGTGAAGGGCAGTCATCATAAAGCCCAGAACCTGAAACTCTTTCATATCTCCTCTGATCTCAGCAGAATCCATTAACTTTAAATAATCATATATAATAACGCAATCATTAGCTCTGCCTTTATCATTTATACCCACCACTTTGGCGAGCCATCTTCGCATAATAGAAACTTGATCCTCAAAAGACATTCCTCCAATAGACTTGAAGTAGTATGGAATGTCCTTCATTTCATTAGCGGCACTCATCACCTTTTCGTGTTTAAGATGACTCTTAGCAAAAGATCCAGTCTCAATATCATTTATTTCAACACCAGCAAGCATAGCCATTAGCCTATTCTGATGATCTTCCTTACGCATTTCAGTATCTAAGTTAAGAACAGGGATGCCTTGACGAGCTATGTGGACACCCATATTGTCGGCCAATAAAGTCTTACCCGTCTTTGGTCGAGCCCCAATCACATTTACAGTACCTCTTCTTAATCCGCCCCCTATCGCAAAGTCATATCTGCTAAAGCCTGT